GTGACTTTTCCCGACACCCGTATTGGCTGTCACAACTCCGATCTCACCTCGACCAAGTCCGCCATTTAATATGTCTTTCTTGTCAAGCTGCGGAATTCCAGTAGGACATGCACATCTACTAATGTGGACAAATCTGGCTTCAGCATCTTCCATAAAATCATGACCAATTGAAGCAGGCATTCCCACAGACAGGGCGTGTCTCATAAGGTCCATCACAGATTCAAGCTTACCATCTGAGATTCTTTCAACAGCCTCTTCCAGGGCTTCTTTCATCGCCTGCTGCTTACAGAAATCAAGTGTCTTTTCTTTAACAAACTTGAGATCCCCCACATCCGGGTTCATCCTAATCCTGTGCAAGAATTCAACTATTTGATCTCTAAGGATTGTGTCCTTTCCCTCTCTCAGATCATCACGAACTATTGTGATTAAGAGCGGGAGTGTGGGAAAATCCTTATACTTGAGATAGTAAGAAAAGTACTTGTCTGAGAGATATCTCAGGTACTTTAGATCAAAGTATGTCGGAGTCATAACCTCCGACATTTGTGTAGACCAATTCTTATCAGTGATCAGGCACTGAAAGATCTTCTCCTGAAAGGACTTGCCATATTGCTTAAAGTGTGCAGGTCCCTCAGAAGCATACTCATTTATCATTACTACGTTTTCCAATGTTCCTCATTGATAGAAAAAGGTGATCGACATCAAGATTTTGAATTCCATTCTTTATCATCATCCTGATTAGTGATATTTTATTCGGTGTAGGGTCAAAAGTATCAATTGAACTTTCAATCTTTTTAATTTGTTCGGGGGCTAGATTTGACGTATCTAAATAAGTCAATTTCCAGTTGGTTTTAATTAGGCTCTCACTGGCTGCTATTTCTTTAAAAATCTTGGGCGATTTCTTCTCTTGAGCCCTTTCTTTAGCCTCTGATATTATGTCTAATATCGTACAGTCATCCTCTGTAGATAGTGCAGGAAATCTTTTTGATATAGTCTTAAACCCAGCCCCTTTGACACCCTTGATGTTGTCAGAGGGGTCTCCGCATATAGATTTTGCTAGGCAAAAATTATTTGGGCTTATTCCAAACTTTCCTACAACCTCTTTCTTATTGACGAACTTTTTCCACGTAGGAGAATAGATGACTGTCTCATTGTCTAAGAGCTGGTAGTAATCCCTGTCAGAAGAGACTATAACCTTCTTGTCGTGTCTAAATTTATACCTGGATAGATATCCTATAACGTCATCTGCCTCACAGCTATCAACATAGACTTGAATTACAGGTAACTTTTTTAATGAGCTTATTAAAAAAGAAATCTGATCATTTCTATTCTCAATAGTGTTGGGAATGTCTTCATCCTCATAGAATCGATTTAACTTTTGAGGCCTTCTACTCATTTTATATGTGGGGAGAATGTCTCTTCTTTTTTTAGATCCGCCCCCCTCCCACACTACAACAACATCTGTGGGAGTCATTTCAAGACATATCTTTTTTAGAGCATTTAAAAAACCGACTATTCCCCCTACGTGACTTCCCTGATCACTCATCGCTGGGTGCGCCACATAGTGACGCATAAAAAGATTAAATGCGTCAACTAAGACTACAGGACTTATCTTGCCCAACTGAGCCTCACTCAATCTCAAGTGCTATTGATCTTACTTCCTCATATGACTCAATGTCAATGTCAGGATCCTCATTAAACTTCTTAACCATTACTACCTCTAGAAGATTATCAATATACTTTGAATATTCCGGATCTTTCATTATCTCATCAAACTTCGGTTTGTGAAACTTCTTTTCAATCGCAACTTCGCCAGTCTTAACGTCAGTCACTGTAAAGCACTTCCACGCTCCTGTTCCGGAGACTGACACTTCTTTTCCTTCAATTACTTCTGGACCATTCTTTCTGAGTAAGTCAAACATCTGCTCATGCTCCTTGATTCCGACACCGAAGTGAATTTCAAAGTCGATCTTCCTAAATGGAGGGGCAACCTTGTTTTTTATCGTTTTGGCTGAGACATGAATTCCTATAACATCTTCACCATCTTTAATTTGCTGTCCTGCGCCTAGTTTAATTCTAGTTGAGGCGTGAAATGGAATAGCCTTTCCCCCAGGTGTTGTATCAGGATCCCCGTACATAACACCAATTTTAGTTCTAATCTGATTCAGGATAACAAATAAGACATTCTGGTTAGCAATGACTCCCGTGATTTTCCTCATACCCTTTGAGATGGCTCGGGCTTGAAGCCCTATCGAGTCCTTGTCGTAATCGCCAAGAAGCTCTGCTTTTGGTGAAGATGCCGCAACAGAATCCCAAACAATTGTTACCGGAATATTCTTGTCCATCGCCTTGGCTTTCATAATTGTCGCTTCAGCGATTGAAAGAACCTCTTCGGTACAGTGGGTGTCAACATAAACAAATCTCTTAGAAACATCCACTCCAAGCATCTTTAGATTCTCAACAGACGTGGCATTCTCTGTATCAATGTATACGACAATGCCGCCCATCTGCTGAGTTGTTCTTGCAATCTGTGTTGCAATGTGTGACTTTCCAATTGAAGGAGGCCCAAATATTTCTACAATTCGACCTTCTGGAAGCCCTCCACCTCGCCTATTTGCACAGATATAATCAAGAAGCTTAGAGCCGGTACTGATCCACCGATTAACATGTGTGGGAGATTCATCTTGACTTAGATTATACGCTACTCGACTTCCATGCTCTTTGTTAAGCGACTTAATTAGCTCACTAGTGAAATCATTCTTTTTTGGCAAATTACACACCCCTTGTGCTTAAAGAGGAGAGGGAGCTTCACTCCCTCTCCCAGTAGTCTATTATTCCATCAAGTCTGCAAAAGCATCATCAAGGGACTTGTACCCAGAACTATCAGAAGATGAAGAAGATCCTGTATCTCCAGAGGTGGTCTTAGAAGTACCTCCCATTGAAGTTCCCATACTATCATCATCTGTATCTGAATTTAGCCAGTCGTTAATGATCTTAGTGAGCTCATCGTAAGACTTGCACTCGTACATCTTAGTGGGATCTGGAATGTCAGACATCCACTCAGATGCATGAGACTTGTTCGTAGAGAGTGCTGTCTCTTTCCCGCGAGGTCTGACAGTTGTAGTTGCCCACTTTCTCCCAGCTTCCCGTGTACAAGTAACCTTGACGTCTCTTCCCTCGAGCGGGTCAGTAATGTCACCGTAGTCTTCATCAAGCATAATGTTGAGAAGGGACTGATAAACCATCTTTCCAAATCCCCAGATCTGGACACCCTTTTCTTCTTCGCCTCGGACGATAATCGGTGCGTAGACACGCATCTTTGGGTAGAGCTTCTTAGCAAGCTCATAAGATTCACGAGCATCATCTCCACGAAGCTTAGTGATCAATTCTTGAATTGGGTCTGGATCTCCAAATTGATATGGAGCCAAAAGCCCTGGATTGTTTCCAATGTTATAATAGAACCAAAGCTCTTTAAAGGGCTGACCGTCATTGTCAGGAAAGGATAGAAGTCTAATTGTAGAATCTTCTCCCTCCGTCGGTCTCCATGTAGCAGACTTCTTTCTTCGATTTCCGCTTAGTGCATCAAGCCTTCGCTGTAATGCCTCTCTATCAAATGCCATGATAACCTCCTAAATTTCCAAAATGGTAAATTGGCAATATCTCTTTGTGATATATTACTATCACAATTTAAAGATACCTTAGAAAAGAAGGATGTTCAACAATTAATAGCCTTTCGATGGATAAACCATCCAGGAGCTGGCTCTTTTTCCGCCGCCGAAGCCTCTTTCATTAGCGTAGATAGACCGCTCTCTAGCTTCATAATCCTGTCCCTTTCCACCGTCTGGTCCGGTACCGAGGGGTGTGACAGGTCCACCTCCGGCGGAGGCAACTCCACTGAACTCATCTAGATCGTCCTGGTCCGCATCCTTATCTTTATCGTCATCGTCATTTTGCAGAAGCTTTCTCTTCTCTTCATGAATAATTCTTCGAAGCTGAGATCTCGTTATTCGCTTTGCCTCATAGTATGTCTCCATGGGCTGAGTCTGAATCATTGAGATATCTGAATGACCGCCGGGAGAAAGTGCAAGATCTTGTTCAGCTTGGGGTGAATCAAGATAGTCAGATGCAACCTGATAAGCAGCTTTCTTCATGTCTTCAGGTAGGCTGTTGACCTGATCATCTATTCCCTTTACAACACTTGTAGCCTTTTCAAGTCTATCTTCTGGTGTCATCTCGTCCAAAATTTCTTGCATCACAGACTCTGGAGAAGAACTCGCAGCGTCTGCAGCCACAGTCAGAGCCATTCCGCCGGTTGCTATTGGCATTCCTATGGTTCCGGCTATTCCAGCTGCTGCCATAGACTTCTTAAGGCGATCAGGCATAATATCAGAAAGCCCTTCACTTATCTCTTCTCTGATTATCGACCTTATAGCTCTTTCATTTAAGCTGTCAGGCCTTGCTTGCCATCCAGCGTAGTCATCATCGCCGTGATAGTAGACAGAAAAGTCATCTCCAGCCTGGATCCTCTCTTCAACATCGTCAATAAACTCCTCTTCCTCATCTTCGAGAGCTGGAAGATATCTTTGACCATACGCCATTCCTGGGTGTGGAAGATATCCGCGACCGCCATATCTGCTAGGTCTTTCGAGAGGGGCTTCTTCGCCGCCTTTTCTTTTTGCTTCTCTGACTAGTTCTTTTACAAATAACCTTAATGTTGACTCGGACATCCCAAGGCTCCTCATTGATCTATTATATCTATTCTCTAGCACCCTAAATCTTGACTCAGAAATAGGACATGCGCATCCAGCAGCTTCAGGAAATTCAAGATCGTCTTCAGCAGGAAGCATAGCGACGCCAGCGGCAGCTGCTCCGACCTCTTCTCCAGATATTTCTTCAGGTTCGGGCACAGCATCCTCAGGCCCAGAAGGGACATCTTCTATAATTTCATCTTCAGCTTCAATTGTCTTAGGCAGCTCTTGTGCAAGGCATAGATCATTATCTCCGCTGAGTGCTGCGTAGAGAGTTCCGAGTCTTGAAAGAGAAAGTGCAGGACTCGTCCTAATTGCAGAAAAAGCAGGTCCGAACCCACTATCAAGTCTAGACATCGCCTCGCCATACTCAGGAGATGCAGCCTCTAGAGTGTCTGAGATATCCATAACACTTACGAGCATCTTTGCCAAATTTGAAGATAGGCTAAAAATAAGCCTCTCAATGGGAAGTGCCCTGGTAAAAAAGCCGACGATCCCTGACATGAAGTTCACAGCTGGAACTGTTACAACCTCTTCCGGTGTAGCAGCCTGTGGGCCTAAAGTCCCAGCAGCAACAGTTACTAGTGAGTCATATGCCTGTACCAGGGTCACGATTGCATCTTTGAGAGACTTAAGAAATTCTCTAAATTGATCTCTGGCATCCAGCCTTTGCTGATCTTCTAAGGTGCATACTTTTTGAATGATATCTATCATCAGCTCGTCGCTGGGCGACGCTAGCGAAGCAGCAAGCTCATTTGAACTTATCCCGACCAGGTTAGACATATTCTCAATAGCAATCCTTCCACTCTCTGCCTCTCTATCAAGAATCATCTTTCCAATTAGAACATCAATTCCCGGTGCAGACAGCCCTATGCTCTTAAAGAAGTCTTCAACAAACCCAGGAAGAAATCCCTCACTCAGTGTCTTAAGCCCTCTCTTTCCTGCCTTGGGGTGAACACCAATTGAGTAAACAGGCAACTTTCTAGTTCTTAGTGAGATGTTAAGGAGGTCATCTTCATCAAAGTATTCATCTGACTGTTCTGGGAACATGGGAGGCATCTCAACTTCTTCCTCGTATCCTTTATTAACTCTGGCAAGACCGTCAGCTGAAGAAAATCCACTGTCTGCACGCATGGAGGGGGATCCAGAGCTTCCAGTGTATCTCGGTCTTCTAGGTCGCCCTAGATATTTAGAGCCGTCGGAATCAAAAGCAGGCCCCATTGGGACCATAACGCCGTGACTGGAATAATACCCAGTCTTACTCTCGCCCTTACCTTTCACATTACTAAATATTCAGATCAACTAGCTATTGCCAATCTTGAATTTGTGAATTACCATGGCTTTAGCACTTTGCAACACGAGAGCTAGCGTGGGCTCATGACCAACATAGAATCTATTTTCTTCAAAATGAGAACCGGATGCAAGCTGAATAGATATCCACTCATCAGAAGATAGTGTTATTCCAAATTCCTGAAGAAGACATAGGGATCTATGAGAAGTTGACATTCTATTGAGATCATCGTTGAACTTAAATACTTGTCCGAGCTTTTCCCTATGCCAGTCTGAATCTTGAGGGATGAAATAATCTTTCTCAATAGATCCAACTTTTCCTATATCATGTAGAAGCCCGACCCTTAAGATAGAGTTCATCTTTAAGCCGAGATCATGTGACTCATTTATCTTTCTCATCGTTGACGTAACATCAAGAGAGTGCTGAACCAGTCCGCCAAGATATGCACTATACTGATCAAGCCTTGCAGAGGCAGGACATGTTGAAAGCCTTTCTCCTAGCGACTCCAGGAGCCCATCCATTCCACTCTTAACTGCCTTGTTGCAAAGCTTTTCAAATACATTCCAATTATTTTCAATTTCATCTATCGATATAGTCAACTTCATAAGAACCTCTTATCAAGTATATTCTATTTAAATCAGGTGTACATTACAGCTTAACGATCATCATCAGATTCCGAGAAGCTTTATCCTTATATCCGCATGGATTAATAATATATTTGCTGGTAGGTACAATTTTATTATCTAGAAGATATCGAATCGCACACGCAATCTGCTGATCTGTAGTCCCTCTGGTCTTAGGGTCTCTAAGGTGGACAGCAATTTCATTTCTACTCGGATCTGCAACTATTCTCTCTATAGAGGTTCTAAGGGGAGTAGATCCACCTCTCACATGGCCCATAAGGGAGCTAGCAACAGATTCAACGTCATCGAGCCCAGAAGTGTAAGCCCTGGTCGGTCTTCTGATCGGTTCATCTTCTCTCTGAGGCTTTCTAGATCGGCTAGGTGTTCTTCCAATGCCCGGGATTCCCTTTGTGTCAATGTTGTAATATTTCAACAGATAGTAAGATCCCTCAGGTGAGATATCAGAAAAGGATTGTCCTTTCCTCAATATTGTCTTTCCCTTGTGCGGTTCAATCACATCAGCAGAAACAGTCTCATTAGGTTTATCCATAATAAGTTGCATGAGATATGCAAACTGGCCCCTGTTGGTTATGTTAAGAACCTCGATCTCTTCTCTTATGATTGATCTGATCTTGCTTTTAGGTATTTTCATGGCCGCGTCTCAAAGATAAGTATTTCGACGTCAGCTTATGATCTCCATAGAGACAGGAAATTTTCCATCTAATTTGGGAAGAATTAGTGGGTTTTCAATAATCTCTTCAATCTTCGACAGATCATCACAGTCAACATCAAGAATTAGGGCGTCATGAATGACAAAGATAGGCTTGGCCCTGACCTCTTCATTCTTTATCTGATCACAGAGAGATGAAAAACCAAGAATTGCAGCATCAGCTGCGGTCGACTGTATGAACCTATTGACGAGAAGGTGTCCAGAGTCTGAGTCAGGTGTCATCACTCTTCCGTACAGGTTGGTAATCGACTGACTCTCAGAGAGCTGAGATTTTAGATCTTTCTCAAGTCTAGGGATCTTAAAGTGATTTCTAATCTTCTTCAAAATCTGCCGGCTGGAGTCGCTAGATCCGATCACCTCAGAAAGCTTCTTCGCAGACATCCCGTAGAGACATCCAATTGTAGCTATCTTGGCAGTCTTTCTGTCAACTTCGGAGTTCAGGACATCCCTTCTTATCAGATCATATATGTCACCGTCGAAGGGACATCCAGCAGTGCAGAGAGCAACCCTGGGCTCAAGTGAAACGAAATCTATCTGAATGATCTTTCCATTTGAGTGTCGAGACCTCAGGAGAGATCTTCTGTCCTTTCTCATCGTTAGAATTGAAGGTCCGCTCTTGATTGTTAACCTTCCACTGCACGAGGAGGTCTGGCTGTATGATATCGGGTTTAGGAGACCTTGACCGTCAGGAATAAAAGACCTAAGAGATCCATCTCTCTCGTCTGGGTCATCTAATATTTTGTACAGCCCTTTCTTGTCGATCTTAGCTCGATCTAGAGACTGTAGAAACCCTCTCATTGTCACGAATTCTTGTCCATAATAGGAATCATAGTTCGACTCTAGGAGTTCCCAGATTTGGTCTAGAAGCTGCTTTAAGTGAGTCTGGAACTTTGATCCTCGGAGGACCCACCTCCAAGGGACGCCTGCAGAACCCTTAGGTCGAAGAATCGACCAGGACTTGTCGTGGCTCTCAGACGGAGAGACCTTTAGGCTGACACCTGTCTGTCTAGCAAGAAGGTCAATACTTCTCAGGTGAGAGTCAGAAAATCCACACAACCACGCATCATCCGGGACAAATGGAGACCAGCAAAACTCATCGCCGTCACTAATTAGATGTCTGTCACTTCCGATCACATCTCTATGAATGCATACACGCATAGTCAATTATAACAAAGATCTCTAAAGTGTTTCTATCTTCATCCGTCCAGATCAGCTATAATCGCCTGATCAAACATGTCTCCGACAGAGGCCACCTGGTGGTCTGCGATGTTGCCTCCCCTCTCCATCACACCGATAATGTCTGGATCATCTAAGACAAACTGAGATATTTCATCTGCTGAATACTCTCTGATTGGAGAGGTCTCTGTCTCAGGATCAACGTACCCACTGCCGGAAAGTGCTCCACCACCGACTCTTGCCCTCTCATCAGACTCAGCCTGTAAAGATAGTGTCCACCGCCGAGGAATCTCAAAAATACCATCGCGCTGGTTATGACTGGCCGCTTCAGCCAGGACAGCTAGGGAGGATACAAGATTGGCTCTAATTGAAGAGACGCTTGAAAATGATCCAGCAGGGCCAAATTCAACATCAGACGTAAATGTCCCTGGAGAGATATTATGAGTAACAGCTCGAACTGTAAAGATATTGTCTGCTGTAGTTCCCGTCTTAAGATCTAGATAGAACTCCTGTCCAGGATGAAACATTGGATTTCCAAGGCCGGCAGCCTTAGCAGTAACTGGGACAACTGTGACCTCACTAATTAACGGATCAGACCCCTGCCCTACCTGTGGATCAGATCTCTCCCGAAATTGATTTGACAAAAGGGCGTCAAATGTTCCACCGCTAGACATTCCACTTATTGTGACTTCAGAGAATGGGCTAAATGCAGTTCCAAACTGAACAGTTGGAACTCTAGATTTAATAAATTCATGTATCGCATTTCTGTCTGTCAAAATTACTGGGACTCTTATTCCGTCTTGAGGATTTGGTGTCTCGGCAACGGGCTCAGTCGTTTGCCACTCGCCAGCTGCCTCTGGAGCGAGACTTGCAAATATTTTGAATATATCTCTGTTGCTTGTATGACTTGGCCCTTCCAGCGAATACGCTGCATTAATTGTTGAGTCAACCCTCTGTTGCACAGTCTCTGTTCTGGAATCTCTCCCAGCAACAACAGTATCCCTATTGAACATGGCAGCATTTTGACCTTCGGAAAGTGCATCAAGTATGATCTGCTCTCCTGGATGAGCCGTTGCGTTTCGATCATAGACGTGAACCCTCAGGATGTGAGTTGTCTCATCAACTTGCCCTGTTGGCTGCCCCTCGTCATCACACACTTTCAACGGGCCCGATTCAAACATGACCTTTACCACAGGGATCTTAAACCGAGGTCGAAACATCCCAGTTTGATACATCCTTTGAACAAGGGCTTCATTAAGGTTAAAAGTTTGATCAACCTCATCCCAGTTTTCATTTTCATCTTCTGCTGCTTGCTGGCGCCTAAGTTCATTCATAGCTGTCATAGTCTGGTTGTAATCATATATGTCTGAAAAGCCGTACCCAGCCGCACTACCGGTATTCGTCATAGCAGTCAATATTCTTATGATAGTGTTGACAGTGATGTTTCCACTTTCCTCCATATAGTTGTTTACCCTCTCTCGGAGATCAGAGATGTTAATTGGAAATGATGAAAGATCATAGTTTGCCATCGCGCCGGCAGAGTCATTTGCACCGTAGAATATCATTTGAACTTCGTCAAATCTTCGGCTTGCAGCAAGCGGCTTTCCAATTAAGCACGTCATTGCTTTTCCTAGGGACACATAAGATTCTCCTTGATTGCGAAATGTATTTCTCGAGAAACGTAGGGCACTTGCTACT